ATTGATAACTCTTCTACTAATCTGCCTGTTTCTGGATCTTTTCTTTTTGTTATTTTTTTACTCATAAGAGTGCCATCACTTATAAAAGGATCGCCAATTGCTTCTTTTGCAAGTTTTGCAGCTTCTATTGCTCCTAATGCGACACCTACTGGCGCTGCCAACCTAGATCCTACTTTAGCAACTTTTTTAACTTTGTTGCCAATTTGTCTTGCCTCTAGATCCGCTTTTTTCATTTGATATTCTTTTCTTACTTCTTCTGGATCTATTCCATGTTTTCTAAGATGTTTATCGTAAGTTTTTTTATCGCCTCTTCTTAGTTTTACATCTTCCTCTCTGGCTTTTATTCTGGCTTTTTTTTCTTTTAACCTACGCAACTCATTTTGCCGCAATGTTTCACGCATTTTCTTCTGGCTTTCTTCCATCTTTTTTAAAGCTGCTTTTTCGTCAAAAGGTATATTACCGATACGTCCAACATTTTTTGATTTAGCCATTATTTTTTCCTTTTCCCATGAGACTTTTTTTCTTTTTCAAAAGCCGCTTCAAGAGAAACTCTGCGCTTTCTCATTTTTTTTGGGGCTTGTGTGTAAGCTGACATCTGTTCTTTTATCTTTGCTGCCTTTTTTAACACGGCTGCGCCACGGATCATCAAAGACTTGATTCTTTCTGCCCTACCCGTTTTTTCCGAACTTTTGAGGTCTTGCTGCACCTGATCCTCTCGCAACAGTTTTGCCGCCTTTAGCTCCGCCTTTGGAACCCATCTTTGACTTTACAACACCGCCTTTAGCCATGCCCTTGGACTTCTTTTTCATGTCCTTATTAACTGCTGCAACGGCTCCGCCAGCACTCATTCCCTTGGGTGTCATTCTTACTTTTCCGCCACCCATCATTTTGCCCTTGCCGTCCATAGCAAAGGTTGGAACCATCTGACCTGTCTTGGGGTCTTTAGACATAGGCATCTTGCCGCCTGCCTTCATCCCCTTGGCCTTCATCATGCCGCCTTTCTTCATGCCTTTGGCCTTAATTCTGCCTCCAGCTTTATAACCTTTAGACTTCTTCTTCATCATCAACCTCGGAATATAAGTTATCAAATACTCTGTTTACATCCAGCGTGTAATCCAGATCAGACTTGCTGTAATGGATGTGCTGGGATGGTCTGAAGTCAGGTGCGCCTTCTCCCATTTCAAACCAAGCTGGATGGGACACCCTGACACGATTATTCGGTAATGCTATTATGTTCCCTGTCCATTCGCCTGCATCAAGCAGTTCCAGAACATGGGATTGTTTGTGTTGTGCAGGATCATCACCAATCTCGGAGTCGGTATAATCCACGGTAAAATAATACTTGGCGGGATAAAACTCGCCATCAATCTTTGCCAGCCAAGGACATGGTGTGCATCTGTCGAGAACATATACTGCATGTGTCCTCGATGAACAGTCCCAGGGTTGTGCCGCCCACACAGGCATCGGTTCAGGCCACTCCTCAAAAGGGGTATCGCCTACCAAGGCAGTTATAGGCATTCTTGCCCACATCGCCCCACCATGAACATTAGGCTCATCGTTATCGTAGGTTTCAGCCCCGGTAAAGATTACCTGAAAGCTCAAACACCGACAGGGGATGGTAGTAACGGCTATTGCCATCGCATGAAGAAACTCTCCATGATATTCATTGTGATTGTGGGTATATTCCCTACGCACCCAGCACTTGAAGTGCGGGATGTTGCTCTGCAAAAAAGGCATAAAGCCTCCTTAGTTAATGATTTGCGGTATTATCGAGGAACCAATTAATATAACGTATAGACCCCATATCATGGCTTCCAGCCTAGCGAATCGTTTTTCGCCAGACTCAAGCCTTTCCTGAATATGCTCATACCGTAAAGCACATTCTCGTTCATGTGCGGTAAGTTCTGCTGCAACCTCACTTGCTTCCACTACCGCCATCGTAAAATACCTTTTCCCATTCCTTGTGACGCTTTATCGGTGTCCTGAAATAAGGAATAAACCTGGCGCACCACAATACAAATCTGTTTACTTTGTCCCAGAACCAAGGCAATGGACGCATAATGTCCAGAAATAGTATGACCCGGTTTCTGTCTGTATAGTTGGCAGCGAAGTGTTCATAGGTATCATCAAATACCACTACCTTCCCTTCACTCCATCTATACTCTTCCCTGTTGCATACCAGAAGGCATCCATCGCCCTCTGTTGGTATATGCATTCCCATGTGCATCCTGAGAACGCCTGACCACGGCCCTCGATGCGGATTGAGCATCTTTTTCGGGCCTAGTACGGAGAAGTATGCCGATACAATCTCAGGATACTTATCCAGAATATTCATAGTTACGGGAAATTGCTCACAGTTCCTCTCAAACCTTATATTTCCTCCCTTGAGGAAGAACATTTTCCATTTGTCATCATCTGATACATAGAGCTGATCTGGGCTGATATGCTGAAAAACAGGGAAATCATCTACCCTCTTCATCATCTTATTCAGCTCTTCAAGGATTTCTGTATAGGAATCCTCAAGCTCTTTGGTGGGTCTAAACCATTTCTTAGGATAAAAGGTCTTCTTTCCTAAAAGACACTTCTTCCTAAAGATAGGTCGCAAGGCATTTTCTACAGGCCAAGTATTGATAAGAGAATAGTCCATCAGTAATAAGGCTCCCGCCTTGGCTTGATATAATCAGGCTCATCCTCTTCATCGGAGTGCAGACTCAGGAATCCTCCCTGTCTGAAACGAAGCAGTGCTTGCGTGGAAGAGTCTACCAGGTCATCATGTTCGCCTGCTGGGAACGCAGCAAACTCATTCATAACTTCCTCGGCAAACCGTGTTTCAGGACACCAGACCATGCCCGATGCGAACAGATCCGCTATGGCATTCACTCTGGCTATCTTGTCATTCCCACGGGACGGTGTGTATTCCTGTACCGGGATACCCATCGCTCTCAACTCGAATATTAAAGGCATTCCTGCCGCTTTCCCCTCCACAATAAATGCATCAGGTTGCATCTCGTTATACATTTCAAAAGCGGTTTTCTTGAGTTCAGGGAACTCTAGCCGCTCTTTATACGCATCAATCAAGATGATCTGGGGTTTAGTGACCCCCTCGTCATCGGGGTGGTAAAATACCCCCCATGTTGTGCAAGCAGAGTAATCTGCCCGTTGTGTCTTGAGAAACGCTGTATCCCATGACTGTATGACAAAATCACATGGCGGAGGGCTGTCATATTCCCATATCTTCCACCACTCTTTCTTTACCAGTGCGCCTCCCTCGGAGGTCGGATTTTGCTGATACTGTGCATTCCATTTGGATGCAGGCAGTTCAGATTGAAGCGCAGATAGCTCTGCGAGGCTCCAGAACTCAGGCCATAAAGGTTTCCCTGAAGGCATGATTGCCGGAAATTCGATCACTTCCCACTCATCAGTTCCCTGTCTCTGAGTGGAAGACTTGATAATCTTGCCCGTAAGGTCACGCATGTGCCATCGGGTCATCACAATAACAATTGCCCCGCCGGGCTGTAATCTCTGTCTTGGGCCGGAAGTGTACCAGTCATAGGTTCGGTCAAATACAGCCGGGTCTATGCTCTGTCCTTCCTGTTCACTATGAGGGTCATCAATAATCAACAGGTCAGCACCTTTACCAGTCACTGCCCCGCCAACCCCGATAGCGAAGTATTCTCCTCCTGAACTGGTACTCCAGCGTCCTGCGGCCTTTGAATCCGCCCTTAACGACAAACCGGGGAAAACCTTTTTGAAATCATCACTATCGACCAGGTTCCGAACCTTTCTGCCAAAACCAACCGATAACTCAGCGGTGTGTGCCGTCTGTATGATCTTCTTTTCAGGATATTGCCCAAGAAACCATGCCGGAAGTAAAAAGGATGCAAATTCGGACTTGGTATGACGAGGCGGCATATTCACTATTAACCGCTTAAGTTCGCCCCTTGCTATCTTCTCAAAGGCTTCTGCCATAATCTTGTGATGTCTGCCCTCTATAAAAGCAGGCCACATATACTTGGCAAAATCAATAAATCCTGCCTGCGCGGCTTCCTTTCTCTGAGCTTCCTCTAATTGTCCAAGAAGCTTTAGAATCTCTTCCTGCTCATTAACAGGAAGGTCTTTAACCTTTTCCAGAGTCAAACCATCAAGCATAAATATGTTCCACATGAAACATTAGGCGCATCCCTTAAATACTATTTAATTTAAATACTATTTAGTTTAAATAATATTTAGCTTAAATACTTATTTAAACCCCCTTTTATCAAAAAAGGCAAATATTTATCCAGATAGAATTCATATAGCCAAAACACATTTAGCTAAATAATATTTAAAGGGAAGTAATAACTTACAGCATGAGTTTAGCATTTAAGGGGGGGTTGACAGAAAAGTCAATAGTAATTTTATTTTTTTTAAAAAAATTTTTTAGGGGCTGGGACTCCCCTAACTATTCTGATATTTATTTGGGTGTTGGCAAGTTTACTTTGTTGTTTAGTTAATTTAAGGGTGTACCCCTATTTTTTGGTAATCGTGTGAGCGGATTGCTATGTATATATAATAGGTAACGTATGCGAGCTCAGGGGGGTGCACCCAGGCACCAGGCCCTGGTAGGGGAGGGGAGAGGAGAGGAGGGGTACTTGCCCTCCCCTCTTCCAGTTAATGAAGCTTATCCGGTTTCGATTGTAACTCGTTGATCTTGTTGATCTTTTTAGTTAACTCTTCGATTATCTCTGAACTGCTTTTGCTATCATTCTCTTGTATAACTACGTTCTTAAACAGTCCTAGCGTATCACCTAGTAGCTTTGCCGCTTGTATTGATGCATTAGGTACACTTTCGCCCTTTACTGGGTCTATCCACTCTCGAAGCTTCTCTAATACTCGGTCTTTATCGGATAAGACCGAAATCTTGTGTAGAGTACTCATTTCATCTTTTATCGATTGTATTGTAGTGGCTATGGTGGGGTTCGCTAACAATCTGCTGCTTTCTCTTCTACAGCTATTATCGTTCATGTTTTCGGTGTTATAGGCCATCTTGTAAGCTTCTACTTGGGAGTACTTCGACTCTCTGCCCAGTAGCTCACAAAATTTCATTTGCTTGGCTGTAAGATTAACTTTCTTTTTTGTCATGTTCTTATCCATTACTTTCTAATCCTTACAATATAGTGCGTTTTTTGGCCCTGTAAACTGTTGATATATATACAGTTTATTTTTATTTAAGAAATTACTTGATTATCTTGTTGTTTTCTGTTCATATCGATTTTGTGGTTCACGTTTTTAATTTTTGGGAGAGATAGGAATGGGAGAAGATCGGATTAACTGCCAATACTGCAAGCAAGAAGATTGTTCTGGATCTTGTGAGCAGTATGAGGAAGTTATGGAAATTGAGCGACAAGCATTAGAAGATGATTATCATTACGGGAGAGAGACAAATGCAACAGAAATACACTATTCGAGCTAAAGGTAGAAAAGATTCACCATTAAAACCGCATTTCTGGATTGAAGGAAAGCGCCTAGAAGGTTGCGGATTTACTAAAGGTGTTCGGT